CTACACAGTATCGGTATCATCCACCCACTGCAGGATGTCACCGGGTTGACAGTCAAGTACCCGGCACATGGCCTCCAATGTCGAAAAGCGTACCGCCTTGGCCCGACCATTCTTCAGAACCGCGACATTGGCCGGGCTAATGCCTACCCGGTCAGCAAATTCTTGAACTCCCAGGCCACGCTTGGCCAACAGGACCTCGAGATTCACCTGGATCATTAGATGACCTCTTCCAGTTCGGCGACATTCGCACTAGCCTCACGATATAGGCCCACGAGTAACTGCAGCAGCATGATTGCAGCTACCCCCATAGTGAGCACCCCGAGTAGGGCGGGCATAAGCAGTGGCGTTCCCTGATGCATGATGACGAACAGGTGCAGCCCAGTGAGGATCGGCATGAGACATCCCAGGACGACCGCACGCTTGGCAACGGTTAGCCAGCGCAGGACCGGGGTGCGATAAAAACTACCGGACTTTATGAAGCCCACGATCTTCCACACCGCCAAAAGAAAAACGTGAATGGCAGCCACCGTGAGGCAACCAGTGATCGCGTAAGGCCAGGGCGTGGAAGAGAAGTCGAGCTCACGCCCTACCGATTCCACCATATGGGGTATCACGACATAGAGCAGAGCCAGCGGCAGAGCCATGAGAATGAGAGCAATTTGAGCGACGCTAGCTTGTCTCCGCGTTTTCGTATCCAAGGTATCCATACATCGATTATCGATAGGTTTCTATCGATTGTCAATAGATTTGAGAAAACAACCGTTGCATACTGAGTGCAGCGGCGAAACTGTACTTACAGGGAAGGCGTCCAACGATTGGCTTTGATTTAAGGCCCCCTACTTATCGTTGCGGGCTAAAAGTTTTTGACGACCAATAAATGAGCGCGAGATCAGTGTTCATCCTTGAAGGTGATGGTGACGGTGCCGTCGGTGTGGATGGTGGCGTGCTCGACGAGGGTGAGCCAAGCAGTGTCTGAGTATTCGAGGACGCCTTGGTTTTCTAGGTAGCGGGCGATGTTTTTGGCGGCAGCGATTTTCTCCTCCGCCCGAGCAATCTCTGCGCCCAGTTCTTGGTAGCGCTTTTCTTGCTCTGCCCTCTCGCTTTCGAGCTGGTGGTATTGCTGGTCGTATTCGCCGGCGCTGATGGCGTGGTGGGTGGCCAGAGTGATGAGTTGGCTAAGACGTGCCTGAACTTGCTCAAGGTTAACCTGGCTTTTCTGCTGGCGGGTTTTTAACTCATCGATGGCCAGCAGTTTCTTCTCGATCAAGTCCAGTGAGCTTCGTACACCTTTGGTGGTGGCGTAGCGGCTGGTTACTGCTTGGGTGAAGGCTTCTTGGATGTCTTCTTCGGACACGTGTGGGGTGTTGCAGCGGGTGTTTTTCTCGTACTTGGCGCAGCAGCGCCAGATGTGTTTTTGGTATTTGGTTCCCGAATGCCACACCTTGCGTCCGTAGGCACTACCGCATTGTCCGCAGATTACGCGCCCGCAAAACGGGTGCTTGTATGAGGTGGCGTCTTTGGCGTGGTAGGCAAGTTTTGCTTGGACTATTTCCCACACGTCAGACTCGATGATGGCCTCATGGTTGGCGTGTACGTAGTACTGGGCGACCTGGCCGTTGTTGGGTTTGATGGTTTTGGTCAGGAAGTCAGCGGTGTAGGTCTTTTGCAGTAGCGCATCGCCCTTGTATTTCTCGTTGGTAAGGATCGAGCGGATTGTGTGGGGGCGCCAGATTTGCTTACCCCTGGGTGTGGGGATTTTATCCCTAGTGAGGTCTTGGGCGATTTGGGCTGGGGAGTCACCGGAGAGGAACTGTGCGTAGATACGGCGCACCACCTTGGCCTGCTCCGGGTCAATGGCCAGGTTTCCGTCTTTACCTTTCTTGTAGCCGAGTAGGGATGAGTATGGGACGAGGACTTTTCCGTCTGCGAAGCGTTTCCTGTGTCCCCAGGTCACGTTCTCGCTAATGCTTCTTGATTCTTCCTGGGCCAGGGAGGACATGATGGTGATGAGCAGTTCACCTTTGGAATCGAAGGTGAAAATGTTTTCTTTCTCAAACCACACCTCTACCCCGGCATCTTTCAACCGTCGGACGGTGGTGAGCGAATCAACGGTGTTACGGGCGAAGCGTGAAACGCTCTTGGTGATAATCAGGTCGATTTTTCCCTCTAAAGCGTCGCGGATCATGTTTTGGAAGCCAACGCGTTTGGTTGTGGAGGTGCCGCTAATACCTTCATCGGAGTACATGCCCGCGAACTGCCAAGTAGCACGCGAATTAATCAACTTCGTGTAGTAGTCGATCTGGGCGCGATAGGACTGGGCTTGTTCTTCCATATCCGTAGACACTCGCGCGTAGGCTGCCACCCGACGCACCATGCTGGGAGCCTTGCTACTGCTGCTTTGGGTGGTTTTGGTGGCGGGTATCGCCGTAATCGTTTTAGCCAACGCTTCTCACCTCTCCTTCCATACTCGGGTGACCGTCACTCTGGTAGCGCCGGATACTCCCTCCCGCCAACTCCACGCACACGCTCCGGTCGGGGCTGATTGTGATGGTGTTAATCCCCGTAATGACAGCTTCCTCATCCCACGCATCGAGGCCGAGGGCGTCTTGGCAGATGTGTTTGAGGACCTCTTCGCGCACCCTGGGTGCCTGGCAGGGATTGCCCTGGCCACGGGTCGCGTTGTAGCACCACCAGAACTTGTGGCTTGTCCCCGACCTGGTTTTGGTGCGACGGTGGAAATGTTTCGAGCACACTGTGCAGGTGATTTTCGAGGTCAACGCCATACTGCCCCCACTTGGGGTGCGTGCCCGACCGACTTGGCGGCGCATGGCCAGTACCTGTTGAACTTCGTCGAAAATCGCCGGGTCAATGATGGGCTCATGGGCACCATCAACCACCCACGAATCAAGCTCCCCCTCATTACGTTTAACCGTGCTGGTGGCCAGGTGGGGGCGGAAGTATTTTTGGCACACAACCCGCCCCGCATACACCTCATTTTCAAGCCAGGTGCGCATCGTCTTGCCCCGAAACTTTCGCCCCGACCTTGGGCGCACACCCTCATCATTGAGCATGTGGGCGGTCTTTTCTGGGCTGATACCAGCCAGGTAATTGTTGAAAAGGCGGCGCACCACCACCGCTTCATCCTCAATAACAACTAGGGTGCCTTGCTGGTAGGCGTACCCGTAGGGGTGGCGCGAATGCGGGGTGCCATCAGCGTACTTTTTGCGTATCCCCCACTTCACATTCGCACTGTTCGTCTCGGATTCTGCTTGCGCGAAAGCGGCCAGCAAAGTCAAGAGCACCTCGCCTTGGGCAGTGGCGGTATCGATACTCTCGCGCTCGAAGCGCACTGTAACGCCTAGGCTTTTTAGTTCACGCACCACCTCGAGTAAGTCCGTGGTGTTTCGCGCCAGACGCGAAATCGACTTACACAACACCACATCGACCCCACCAGAGCGCGCTAGGGCCATTAAGTCCGCTAGGCCTTCGCGCCCAGTGCGTTTAGTGCCTGTTGCTCCTTCGTCTGAGAAAATCCCGGCAAACTCCCACCCTGGGGTGGACTCAATCAGGTGCAGGTAATAAGAGACCTGGGCAGACAATGACGAGAGCTGGCGTTCATGCTCGGTTGAGACCCGCACATACGCCGCCACCCGCAGCCGCTCCCCCACGCTTGTCGGGGTAATCACTTCAAGCCTGCCTGCCATAACCTTCCCCTTGTCACCTCAATCCACAACTCTTTGCATCCACCTACGGCTTTTTCTTTGCTTCTTGGTGTTTCAATGAACGCTTAAAACCTGCGGGTTATCCACTCCAACGCGCACAAACAACCGCCCCACCACCGCATTAGGAAACGCCTCGCTCAGCCCCTCCAACACCACGAGCGCCTGGTCCTGATCGAGTACTCCCCCAGCAACGAGGGCTGACACAAACTGCGCCCCTTGGAACAAGGCCACCTCACTGGCTAGGTCCTGCCCGCCCATCAGCGCCGACCGCCCTTAGTGCCAAACCGGGCACGGACATAACACGAATGACAGCAGTACTTACGACCCTTATTCCCATACGCACTAAACACCTGCCCGCAGTGCGCACAAGTGAAGGAATAAATAGCTCGGCGGTTAAGGTGCTCGGGGTGGGCATGCCACCAAGCCAGGCGGCAAGTAGCAGAACAAAACCGGCGACGAGGCACCGGCATACAAGCCTCAATTTCTTGGCCGCACTGCTCACACACCACCCCACCATCCACAGCACTCGGGTTCTCTGTGCCGATGCTCTGTCGACGGCACAACGATTTGACCGTGTTACGACTCAAACCCACTTCCAAAGCGATCTGACCAAACGAGTGACCCCGACGGCGAAGCACAAACACCTGCTCTCTGACAAGCGCATCCACAGCCATGCCAACCTCCATACGAGAAAAACTTTCCTGACGTATGGAGGGCTCCCAGCGGCCACGATTTATAACCCCCACCCCCAAGGCATACAAAAAGCGCCCCCACCCAAACACACAAAGGTGAATGGGCAGGGGCGCATGAAAAAGGTTGAAGCCCGGCTGTTTTAGTAGCCGAGCTTCCGATTCACCAGGGCTTGGACAGCCGCATAGTTGGCTCCAAGGCGGCGTCGGCGTTCGTCTCCGTTGCCGTAGTCACCTCGGATGACCGCATCGGCCAAAGCATTCAGGTCAGAACCTGCGGAGGCGGGTGTGGAACCGTAACCCAGGCGCTGGTTCACAATCGCCTGCACCGCCGAATACTTAGAACCCAGCCGGCGTCGGCGTTCCTCACCATTGCCATAGTCGCCACGTAGCACCGCGTCCGCCAGGGCGTTGAGGTCACCAGAGGGAGTGCTTGCATGAGTGGCGGGTTTGGCGTTGCCGCCTCCCCCTCCTAACCATGGTGCGAGCACACGGGCTGGTGGGTAGTAGCGTCCCGGGCAATCCGTGGACGAGCAGTCCTTGTGGCCAAGGATGGTCAGCGGGCCATACTTGGCTTGCAGGTCACGAATCAGCTCAGCAACCGTCTCCTTGTCCGCGTCGGAGCAGCGCGGGTTGCACTCGATCCCAATGGATTCAAGGTTCTTCACCCAGTTACCCGCGTGGTAGGCGGTGTTCCCGTCTGCAACCAACTGTGCGACGCGTCCGGCTTCAACTACGTAGTGTGCGGATGTGTTGTTGCCGCCGCGTTCGAACCAGCGGATAGTGCCCTCAAAGGTGGGGTGCTTGGCGGGGTCATCCCAGTGATGAACCACAATGTATTTAATGCGGTGGCCTTGACGGCCTGTCGTGAATGCGGTGGCGTCGTGGGAATGGTCAATCGTGTAAGACATAGCAGTTTTCTCCTTGATGTAGTGGATGTGTTTTTAGGGTTGGACGATCACGTGCAACCAAATCAGCGCGGTCAATAGCGGGGTGATGGCCTGCTCCCACACCCACCAGCCCACCCCCATTACTGAGGCGAGCATCAGGGTGCTGGCCAAAGCAGTGAGGATGGCTGGCAGGTGGGAGGCGGGTTTAGTCACCATCACCACCTGCCTCGCCTTCGGGCGCGGGTTTGGTGGTGTGGGCCAAGGGTTTACGCACCTGGGAAACACTTGGGGTTAGAGGAATGTGCGGACGCGGCACCGGTGCCTCAATATCCGTTGCCTTGTGGCGACCCTGGACAGTAGTTGCGTCGGTGTCGTGGTCGGTGAGGGTGGCTAGGGCCTGGCTGAACTTGGGTGGTACCGGCAGGCCCAGGACGGTGGCGTTTTCAATCAGGGAGATGCCTTCGTTGGCGATGTAGAAGAAGATCACCGCCCCGCGAAGCACCCCCACCCCACCAAGCACGTGGGTGTCCATCAACTGGGCTAGAGCAACGAAGGCAAGGATGAGCATCTTGCCAAACAGGCCCTTAAACCCAACCGCGCTAGATAGCCTGCGGGTGGTGATCGCAGCCATCACGCCGGAGATGTAGTCGGCAGTGATGAAAGCAAGCAAGGTGTAGAGCAGAGCATCGGGAGTGCCAAACACCCAACCAGCCCCCGCCCCGATAGCGGCGGAGATGGTGCGTAGATAGTGGTCTAGTGGCATGAGAAATCAGTTCCTTCCAAAAGAGGTTTGGGCATGGAAAAGCCCCGAGGCTTCATTGACCGTCGGGGCTTGGTGGGATTGTGAGGATATGGGTTTCAGGTTCCACCAGGGGCGGTGGTTCTGCTTCTTGTGGTGGCGTTAGTGGTTGAGCAACCACACCTTCTGGCTGGGTCGGGTTAATCTCCATCAGGGCACCTCCTTCACGGTGGCTTCCTCCAACGCGTCGGATAGCACGTCGTAGGCGGTAGCGTCGCTGCCGGAAAAGGTACCCGGATAATCCACTAAGGCTTTGGTGAGGATGGCGTATTGATTCTCATAGGTTTCGGGAACCAATACAGCCTCACCCATGAGGGCCTTGTGTTCGGCTGCGAACTCAGTGGCCTGAGTGGGGTCTTTAAGTGTGAAACCGCCGGCCTCATCAAGGACAATCTCGCCAGTTTCGTCGAGGGTAGCGTACTGGCGAGCCAACTCCACCTCACTAACACCGAGCGCCTCTAGATGAGTGAGCAAGGCAGAGTGAAGTTTAGTTCTTGCCCTCGAGTCTGCCCCGGCCAGTTCCAGCCCATCAAGTAGACCAGTAACGACAGGTAGATGGTGGTTGCGAATCTTCAATACAGCCATAAGGGGTGCCTTTCGGTTAGCTGAGGTTGGTGGACATGGTCGATAGGCCGGTGTTTGGGTAGGAGGTCCAAGAAACATTGGATCCTCCGGTGCGATGGATTTCTTGGACCCAGCCCTTGTTCAGATAGGTGATGAGGTGGTTGACCCGCATAATCACCTCACTAAGACGCTTGGTGATCTGGGTGACCGAGTAGAGGTTGTTATCGGTGACCAAAAAGAGTGCTCCGCTGGAGAAGGCGACCTGGCTGCGGGTGTTCTCGCTACACCAGGCCGGCATCATCGTGCGGTTAATTTCCGAGTCCAACAATCTGATCCCACGTTTACCCGTGGTTTTCACGCTGTTGCCTCCCAGGTGCAGGTCAACGCCCAGGTGTAAACCCCTAGCGCCCATGACCGAGCCCTTCGGATCCAAAGTCAATAGAACGACATGGTCGTTACTGCCGGCCCCATACGTCCACGCCGCATACGACGCGTCCTTGGAGAGCATGGTGTTGAGGCCCTTGACGCTCTCGGGTTTGTTTTTGAATCCTGCTTCACCGATTTGTCCGATGTACTTGGAGCCGTAATAAAACTGCAAGCCCATCGAAGAGACTTTGCCGGTGAGGGTGTTGCCGTTGTACCAGCGGATCTCGGTAGGACTAATACGGATACTCTGGCTCCAGCCAGATAAGCCAACTTGGATGGCATTCGTTGCGAGCTTATCGGCCGTAATAGTCCTAGCAGCGATACGCGAAGCAGAAAGTGTGCCGGTGGTGATCTTGCCAGCATCCAAAGAAGCAATCTTCGCGGAAGTGATGGCGGCATCGCGAATCATCGCACTGGTAATGAAGCCGTTGCGGATGGTGAGCTTCTCCGAAGTAATGCTTCCTGTACGGATACGCCCGGCATCTAGGTAGCCTGTGCGGATTTTGCCTGCATCCAAACTGGCGATTTTCGCGTTGTCGATCGAAGCGTCTTTGATCATCGCCCCCGTGATTACTGCCTGATCGATGGTGGTTTGACCGGTGATGTGAACCTTGGCCCCGTCAATCAAAATCCCCTCGGTGGAGATGTTGATTTGGTTGATGACCTGATCTTTTTCCACCCGCAAGTTCACAGCACTTGACAGTTGAGTTATTTTCGAGCGTGCCCCTTCGAGGAGGCTTCCGACCACGATCTGGTAGTCCTCAACTAGCTTGGCGTTTTCTGCTCCCTTATCGACTGCCTCCTGAGCCTTCAAAAGAGCCTTCTCAGCATCCCTTGAAGCGCTACGCACACGGGTGCGTATCTCGGTGCCTGCTTTGAGGGCTGCGTCAGCGGCGTCTTTGGCTTCGGCTACCGCTTGTTCTGTCTCGTCGAGGCGTTGTTTGGCCTCCATGTAGGTCAGGTCGGTGGCGATTGGGAACCAGTCATAGCGGTTGTTTCGCTGCTCGTAAATCCAAATCTCCTGCTTTTCACCATTCGTCTTAAACCAAACATCACCGGGGTGCGGATCCTTAGGGGTATCGGTGCCGTAGTGGTTGCGGTTTTTACCGTTCGCCGCGACCAACGCCTCATCCACACGCCCCGACAAACCCGAAACGCTACTGAATGCTTGGTCAGCCCTCGCCATAGCATTCCCCGCCACGGTACTCACTGTTCCGGCTCGGGCAGAGGCATCCAAGGCAGCACCCATCGCGCCAGAAGCAAGGGTCACCGCGCGAGCCGATTGGCTGGTAATCCTTGGGGTGAAGGAGCCCAGCGTCACCTGCGCATACCCCTCGGTGAGGGGGTTGTATTGGTAGGCCACCACCCGCGCCGACACATCCACACCAGCGTCTAGGTCTTTGACCGTGACAACGTCACCGATTGCCACACTCTCCAAAGCACGAAGATGGGCATATTCCTTTGTTCCGGCCAAATCAACCAGGTTCACTGTCCAGGTTCGTGTTGGCTCATCAATGCGCTGGAGTGTGAACTGTTCCTTGGCTGCCCGTCGTAGTGCTGCTTCAGCCTGTTTGGGTGGTAGTGCGTCCTCAGCGCTGGCTCCGTTTGGGGTGGCGGTGGATTTGATGTGATCAAACTTGATCACCGAAATACGGGGGTGGGGGTAAGAAGAGAGTTTCCCGGAGTCGACCCATTTCTCCGGGAGCATCAGCCCATCAAAGCCCACCGGCACGATGCGGGTGACCACGGTTGAGTAGTCCACTGACGCGGTCATGGACAGCAGGTTCTTACCCGCCCGGATTTGCACCCCGTTATCGCTACCGCGCCTGGCTACTAAAGACAGGTGGGTGTTGTTGCGGATCAGCTCCCCACCCCAGCGATTCACAATCCCGTTATCAAGGTCCGCATCCATCAACACCGACGCAATGCTGACGCGCACTAGTCGGGCTGAGGCACGAGTACTCAGGTTGCTGGTTGCGGTGAACGGGTGCTTAAACTGCGCCCCAGCAAGGACGCGGTTCAATGCGCTGTTTGCGTCTTCGCCCACGAGATTGGTATCCATGAGCAGGTTTGCAGCCAAGTCATAGAACACATGCTGCGCCGTGACATGCACCAGGTGCTGTTCGTTGGTCTCGAGGTGGTGGATGCGGAAAAACTGGCCCCCAAGTACTGGTGCTGGGCAGCGCACCAGGTTCCCCACCCGCAAAGATGAAGCACCCTGGGCTGTGAGGGGGTAGTCGAACTCCAAGGCAAACGTGCCACCGAGTTCTTCAGTCACGATCGGGTTGATGATCTGGGCATCAAGCACGGCCAGGCCATTGTCTGTCGTGACGTCTGTTTTGGGGATCGCGTTTGCGGGGTGTGTGGTGATCATTGGTTCCTCCACCTCGGTTCAATGACAAGCTGGCTAATCCCAGGCCCGAGCTGCACATACGATTTCCCCGGACGGATGGTCGGGAATGGGCCGGTCATGTTCTGGTTTTGCGCCACATTGCCCTTCCGGCACTCCATCAACGCGGAGTCGACGGTGAGTTGGTCTGAGTCGATTTTCAGATCCACCCGGTATCCGTTGGTCTCAAAAAACACCCTGCCAGCCCCGTAGACCGTGAAGACCGGACGAGCAACAGCATTACCGGGGTTAGTGATGTTTCCGCTTTTGGTGAGCACAATGTTCTCCACCCCCGTCAAGTAGGCGAAGGGGTCGCAGGTGAGGGTGGCTTGGAACTGACCCATCAGCGGAGACACCCTCACCAACTCAGTAAGGGCGGTGCTTTTGACCTGGTAGAACACGCCTGTGTCATGGCGGAAAGCAATCCGCTTCGCGTTCGACAACGCGGTGATGGCTTTGCGCCATAACCCCATCACATCACTAGAGCGGATGATCAGGTCGAGGGTGATGACCCGGTCATTCCAACCTTGCTCGCGCGTCAACGTGCCTTCGCGTCCGGGAACCACAATCTGCTCCACCACCCGCGAGGCAGGACTCATCTTGATTGGTGATGCGAGGTGCAGATTCAGATCGCGCCTGGCCTGGATGGTTCCATCGAGCGTAAACATGCTGGTTCCCTCCCGTCCTTAAATGGTGAGTGTTGGGTTTCGGCGCGCTAGTCCCGCAAGACTGGTGTCAATGCGAGGTGCGAGGCGGCCGACCAGAGTGCCGTCATCAAGCACCACACGAATATCCATACCACGCAGCATCGACGGCACGACTGCCTCCACAACAGACTGAACACTCTCTGCCGATAAACCAGCAGATGCAGGCGGAGCAGTTGGAAGAGTCAGCCCGCTACTCACCTGGTCGAGGGCTGCGAAATGGGCCTGGGTCTTGACATCGATTGGCACGTCCAGGCCTTCGGTGAGGCTGGTGAAGGCGGCGTCGATGTCGGAGGCCATGGCATCTGCGGCTTTGGTGGCGCGTTGGGCGTTGTCGTCGATACCTGCTGCTAGACCGCGTGCGAGCATTTCACCGGCCCACGCCATCTTGCGTGAGGGTGAGTGGATACCGAAGAAGCTGGTGATGCCATCCCAAATGGATGAGGCCCAAGATGAGACTTGGTTCCATAGCCATCCGGCTAGGCCTTGGATGCCGTTCCACAAACCTTTAACTAGGTTCCCACCCACACTCACCATCTGGGACACGCCCTGCCCAAACGCCGAGACGATCCCAGAAACAATCTGCGGGATCGCGGAGACGATCGTGGAAATGATCGTTGGCAGATTGCGGATGAGCGCGGTGAGCAGGGTTACCCCGGTCATCATCAGCTGCGGAATATGCGAACTGATCGCGTTCAACACGCTGCTGATGATTCTGGGGATGGCGGAGATGATGGTGGTGATGATCGTCGGCAAGGCTTGAATCAGTGCGACGAACAGTTTGATGCCAGCGTCAATCAACAACGGCAGTGCCCCGAGGACGGCGTTGATGATCGCATCAATGATCTGCGGCAGCGCAGCCACAATCGTCTCAATAATCGTCGGCAGAGCCTCCACTAAGGAGGTGAGTAGGGTGATACCGGCTTCGATGAGCTGCGGGATCGCGCCCACCAGGAAATCCAACAGCGAAGTAATCAGCGCTGGTAGTGCTTCAATCAAAACCGGGATGGCTTCGATGATGCCCTGGGCCAAACCCATCACCAACTGCAACGCCGCATCCAATAAAAGCGGCAGGTTGTCGATCAAGGCTTGGACGATCCCGACGATTGCCGCAATAGCCGCCGGAATCAACTGAGGCAGTGCCTGGCCGATACCGGAGGCTAACGTGGCGACCATGGTCGCGGCCGCCGTCGTCAGCTCGGGCAACAGCTGCAGGATTCCTTGGACGAGGGCGATGAGTAGTCCAGTTGCGGCCTCGGTAATCGCAGGTAGGGCTTGGATGAGCCCATCAACCAACGACGTGACAATCCGCAACGCAGCGTCGAGGAAAGCTGGGAGTTGTTCGCTGATGAAGGCGAGGGCTTCTTGGATGACCTGACCCAAAGCGGTGATCAGCCCATCCACACCATCCTTCTCAAACGCCTCCGAGAGAGCGCTTACCCAGCCGTTGACCATCGGCATCACCGAGCCCGAGAGCATTTCGGTCAGCCCGCCGGCTAGTTGGCCTTTGAGGTTGGCGACCCCGTCTTGGAGCGTACTTAACTGTCCGTTGAAGGTTTTGGACTGATTCTCCATCGCCCCATAAAACCGGCCACCCTCAGCCGTAGCACTCTCGAAGGCCTCAGCCACCATCTCAGCCGAGATAGCGCCCTTACTCATCTCCTCCTTGAGCTCACCAATACTCTTGCCGGTCTTACGGGAGATTTCCTCCAGGGGGTTGAAGCCAGCATTGATCATCTGCATCAAATCCTGACCCGTCAGTTTGCCGGCAGATGAGACCTGAGCAAACGCCAAAGACAGCGAAGAAAACTTCTCCTTATCACCCTGGGCAACATCCCCAAGCATCCCCATGTACCGCTGCGCGTCCTGAGCACTGATACCAAAAGACATCAGAGTTCTCGTGGCGTCAGCCAAATCCTGCATCCCATACGGGGTCGAGGCCGCCCGGGCTTTGAGGTCGGCGACGAGTTTGTGGGCCTTGGCCTCATCACCAAGCATCGTGGTGAACGATGTCGTGTAGGACTCCATGGTCGCGTTGTACTGGATGCCATCTTTCATTGCGTCCACGAACCCGCGCCCGACAGCCTTGATCGCACTTCCGATGGCTTTAACCCCAGCAACGATGGCCTCGGATGCGAGGTTGGCTTTGAGCACGTCACCGAAGGAGAGGGCTTTCTTGCCGCTGGTGTCCATCTCGTCGCCAAGATCGTCAACAGCGTCTTCTAGGCGGCCGGTGTCTTTAGCGGCATCCTTGGCGTCGTCACCAGCATCATCAGCATTGTCACCAAAGGACGAGAGGGCTTTGTTGTTGTCCTCCAACTCGCCCTCAAGGTCAGCCAAGGCCGCCTTCGCATTATTGAGCTGCGTCTGCCACGCAAGCGTCCGCCGGTCAGTCTCCCCAAAATTCGTGGCAGCGTTCTTCAGAGCGGCTTCGAGGGTGCTGATCTTGTCCCGCTGCGCGCTGATCTGCTCAGCCAACACCTTGCCTTTAGCGGCATGCTTAGCCTGAGCATCATCAGAGCGTTTGAACTGGGCATCCACCAGCTTCATCTCAGAGCCGAGCACGCGGAAGGACGCGTTGATCTCGGTGATGGCCTTCTTGAACTCCCGCTCACCCTGGAGTGCGATTTTCAAACCGAAGTCTTCAGCCATGAGCGGTTCCTCCTTTCAGTGGTGAATATGGGGGGGCAGCAGAAAAAGTCGCGTGTAGGCCACCTCACGCGGAATTGACCCTGCGTATCAGTTTGTTACGGTGGATGACCATGTTTAAGAAATACGCATCAGCACTCGGCTTGCTCTTGTTTGCCCTTCTCATGGGGATTTTGAGCATTAACAACGTCATTGACCACCCGCAGGCATGGCGCATCGCGCTTCACCTCATTGGAGTGATTGGCCTGTCCTTCATGAGCGGCGCTTTCCTTGTCGCCGGGCTACGCCCCAAGGACAACAACGACTAGACCCCGTATGGGATGACATCGTCAATAAACGTCTCTCGCATAGGGTGTGCGGTGCCGTTCATTTGGCGGTGGCATTCGATCAGGTCGAGTAGGAGGCCGAGCGGAGTTAGCCAGGTTTCCGCCTGCCCCAACCCGAGAATGCTGGTTCCCCAGTGAAGCAGGCGGATAAACGTGGCCTCATCGCCCTCTGCTACTCGGCCTGCTGTTCTTTTCCCACCGGAGCCTCAGATACAATCTCACGCCTTGTGCCATTCACCAAAGCGGCCGTGATCGCCTCACGGTAATCCGCCAAATCGGCAGGACACGTCAGCAGCTCCACCAGGTCTTCGGTGAGCAACTCCTGCTTGTCATCAGGATGAGCAAAGTTGTGGATCTGGATGCCCTGGTTAGCTAGCAGAGTAACGATCCAGATGATCTCACCCAGCGCCTGGTCCATGTCTTCACCCGTGAGGAGTTTTTCACCGAGCTGGTCTAGGCCCCCGTAGCGGGCCGCAATCTTACGAGTAGCGCCCGTAGACAAGACGAGGGTGTACTCGGTGCCGGCGATGGTCACGGTGGCGGTGCGGCCCTCTAGTGAAGGATTTTCTTCAACAATGCTTGTTGTGCTCATTGGTCAGGTTCTCCTTCTTTTCTTGGTTAGGCCTTGGTGATAGTGGGTTCATAAACCTTGGTGTACCAAGCGGTAATCGTTCCGCTCTTAACACCAGCAGCATCTTCGGTGACTTCGGCCTTCCACGGATGCAGACCGTTCTTCTCCGCCTTGTTACGGCGCATGATCGTCCCCTCAATACTCGGGGTCGCAAAGCTAATCGAATCGCCCTTGGTGTTCAGAGATGTGGCTGGCGGTGCGAACTTCACGCGGTAAAGCCAAAAATAGGTGTACTTTCCGTTAGAGCGGCGGGCGCGGAATGCAATCGCGACCGGCTTGGCACCATCCTCACTTGTGGCGACCAGAACCTTGTTGTCATCGAGCGTGCAGCCAGTTAGTTCGGCAGCGACCTCGGGCTTGAGATCGTCGATACCGAGGGTGAGGGTGCCGGATTTGAATTCCTTGACCACCTCTGATGCGCCGTCATCGGCGTAGAGGATGGCTTCTGCCAGTTCGACAGACAACTCTGCGGAGATGGCTTTGGCAAGGGGTTTGGGGGTGGCGTAGGTTTCTTCCCCCTCGGGGTTTTCGGTGATGGTTGCGTAGTAGAGCTTGTCAAGACCAATCGTGGCCATGGCGGTGTCCTCCTTCAAAGACAAATGTGGGTGGATATATGGGAAGACCCCCGTACTAGTGGGGGTCTACTGCTAGGGCTACTTCGATGGCGTAGTGGTGATAACCAGTCTCGGGGTCGTGGCCGATATAGCGGCGCTCAGTAATCGTCAGGTCGTTTTGGCGTAAGAGTGGTAGGAGCCGGTGGACTAGGGGCAGGTAGTTCTCTTGGCTGAACAGGTTGACTCTGACGTACTGCACCTCCAGACCGGGCTGGTTGTCGGCGTGCAGGTCGTAGACGTCCACTAGGGGTAGGAGGACGGCGTAGTCGCTGGCTGGTAGGGCTGGCCAGGTGCCGGTGAATACTTCCATGCCAAGACGGCGAAAAACACTCACCAAAATCTCTAAACATTCCACCCCGATCACCTGCCCCTCATCCGGTTTTGCAGGACATACTTCATTGCTTCAAGGCACGCCCGCCGACTCGAGGCACGCGCGGGGCGTAGGAATGGGCGGGGTGCCTGCTCGGCCTTCCCGTATTCGAGAACGTTGGCGATCAGGGCGTTGGGGCGTCCATCCCTACGGTTTTCGGTGAAGCCGACTTTTACGTTGTGATCACCCTTGCGGTCCACTTTCGCAGGGCTCAAACCCAAAGCACCCAGCAACTGCCCCGTAGAGCGGGACTTACCCTTCGTGCCAGAACCGATTGCGGCACTCAGGTTGGCCCGGACCCGTTCTTCTACGACCCGCCCGCCAGCGGTGACGGCCTCGTCGGCAATCTCGGGCATGGCGGTGGTCAGGTGAGCGAAGGCCTCGAGGGTTTTGGTGGGCATTTTGATTTGTGTCCTAGCCACGATGCACCTCCCTACGCAGGAACAAGGCCAGGTAGCGGCCTCGGCCTTTGACGTTTTCAATCCCGGTAATGGTGAACAGTTGCCCATCAGCAACGACCTTCTGACCCGTGAGAGGGACCAAGCGTGGTTGGGTACGGATCCGTGCGATCGCGTCAACCTGTTCAAACCCGGCCAGGTGTGCCCAGCGGGTGGTAGCAGAACGCTCCTCGAAGACCCCACGACAGGTAAAACCCTCCAAGGCGGGTTTTGTGTAGAAGCCCTGACGGTCACTATTGTCCGAATCGTCAACAAACAACAGCTCGGTTCGGAGTAATCCCAAACCCATCACTGCTCACCCCCTCTCTGTGCTTTTTAGACTTTCCAATCCCGATCCAAAATCAACAGCCGATTCACTGCCTCCCATACCCGGGCGGCGGCGTGCGTATTATCAGCGAAAAACCCGCCGGTCGAGCCATCCCTGGATTCGTAGAAGTGTGTGGCCAGCATGATCACCGCACGGTATGTGGACTCCGACAACGGGTGATTCTCGTAGTGGCCTGGGACCAGGTGTTGGTAGGAGGTGGCGTAATCCAACGCAGAGAGCAACAGTTCACCCAGCAGCTTGTCATCCTGGCTGTGCTCAAGGACCAGGTTCGCCTTGAGGGCCGTCAAGAACTCGCCTTGGTTAAACGCGCGTGCCATGGCTTTACGCCACCCCCTTCCCCAACACGTGGCAGTGGATTACTGCTTCTGAACAAGGACTTTGACGGCTTCGGGCAAGATGAGTTTGCCATCCACGCGTTGGGTTGCCATGAACCCCACCTGACCAGTGGTTGCAAACAACTCATTCAGGCGCTTGAAAGAGCGGCTAGCACGGTCAGCAATCCAGTAATAGGACAGGTCACCGAAGGCCACGGTCTTTGCCCCGGCTTTAATCTCCGGCACAAAGCTGGAGGTATAAATGGGGCGGCCTAGGATCATGTCCGGGGAACCTGCAGTCAAAGCTGGCTGCCACAGGTACTGGCCCTGATTATCCTTCAGCTTGCGAATCGCCTTGACTGTGGAGTCGTTGGTCAGCCACACGGCGTTCTTCCGATACGGGCTACGCAGCGCATAGAACAAGTCAATGAGTTCGTCTGCGGTGATCGCGGTCTGCCCGGCAGCCTTAAGGCCTTCCTGTGCACCATCAGTCTTGTGGAAGATACCGGTGGGCTTATTAGACCCATCCCCAACAAGGAACGCTTCTTCCTCAGCAGCGCCAATACGTCGGCCGAACTCGTTTGCCAGGTAGGCCTCAATGTTGAACGCGGAATCAGCCAAGAGCTCTTCACTGACCTTGATGAAGGTGGAGAGTTTATAAGCCCCCAGCGTGACTTGCTTGAAAGCCTCGTCAGATTCTTGGACTGCTGCCCCTTCATCAAGCCAGTTAGCCTTACCGTGGGTCGCCACGACGGGGATCTTGCGATCACCCGATGTGGTGGTAATCCGCTTAGCCAGAGAACGAATAATATTCTCCTCGTTGAGTGCTTCAACCAAGGTGCGTTCGAACTCGTCCGGCACCAAGTAGCCGCCTTCAGTATCCGCACCTTCCTTCAAGGCGTTACGCACTTCGAAGGGGTTGGTGGCCATGCGCATGGCGTTCCAAAAGTTCTCGCGGTATTCATCCGTAGCCCGGAACGGCACATGCTTATGGCCCTCAGGAGCCACGGACCCAGGGGTCATCGCCAAAGGCGCGGCCACAGGCTTAGACAACTGCGCGTCAAGTTCAGCGGCGCGTTCTGCTCGGGCGATCTCACGGCCCAGGGCTTCGATTTCGGCTTCCATACGACCATAGGTTTCATCATCCTCAGCCGTCAGGATCCCGTTATTGGCGCTTTGGCGTTCAGTGAGGAAGGCCTTGGCCTTCTCCCACGTCTCGGCGCGCCGGGTTCGCAAATCGTTGATAGTGGTAGTCATGGTTGTATGTGTCCTTTCAAAACACGAAGGGTGGGTATGAGAAAAGCCCCACCCGGAACTGGTTAGGGCTTCAAGTGATCGAGGGCGGATAACAGGTCGCTGACCGCGCGGCCAGCAGGTGGCGGTGGATCAGGCTCCGCTACTAATGGCAGCGGTTCTTGACCACCAGTGAGGTCTGCGTTGATGGCATTGATGAGGCTGTTGGTGACGGCGCGGCGAGAAAACACCATCGCTGACCTGCCCGCATCCGGCTGTGAGGCCGGGAACGGACTGCCGGGGCTGATCAGGCCGTCTGCGAAACCAAGCTCAATGGCCTTGTTCGCGTCCATCCAAGTCTCCGCATCCATCAACTCCGACAACTCTGTACGGTCCATGTCCGTTTTGAGCTCGTAAGCGTTGAGAATGGATTCCTTGACCTCAGCCAACATCGACACCGCCCGGAGCATCTCGTCTGAGTCGCCGATGGCGGCGGTCATAGGGTTGTGAATCATCAACATCGCCACCGGACTCATCAGCACCTCACTACCCGCCATCGCAATCACACTGGCGGCTGATGCGGCGAGGCCGTCTATTTTCACGGTGACGTGCCCTGGGTAGTCCATGAGCATCGAATAAATCTCGGCAGCCGCAATCACATCCCCGCCCGGGCTATTGATCCACACGATAATGTCGCCGCTGCCGCTCATGAGTTCGTCGCGAAATTGCTGGGGTGTGGTTTCGTCTCCGAACCAAGACTCGGGCGCAATCGGCCCACGCAGTTCAAGTACGCGCTTGCCATCCGGTGCGGTGGTGTAATCCCAAAAACGCCTGGTGCTAGTGGGTGTCTTCATGTTCGGGTCGGCTCTCATTGTCGCCGTCATCGCTTTCCTCCTTATGGTCACTGTCGGGTTCATCAAGTTGAATGTCTGGTTGGGTGTCCCGCATTTGGTGGTGGGTGTAGTAGCTACCCGCTTGGTTGAGTGGGAGCATGTTGCCGTTGACCAGGTACAAGTCGCCGCCATCGGCGGCAGCGATGCGGTCGAGGTTTTCCAAGGCGCGGATGTCGTTGGCGCTCATCCACCCGTTCTGCCTGGCCACGGCGTAGCCGTTCATGCGCGAGACGTAGTCGCCGCGCAGCAGGCCCTCGAGGTTGAACTTCACGAATACGCTCGGCTTCTCACGCGGGCTAAGCAGCGTCTTGGTCAGGGCTTGTTCCCAGCGGATGACCCACGGGTCGAGGGTGTATTTCACGAACTCCAAGGACTGCTGCTCAATATTGGAGAAGCTCGATTTTTCGAGGTCGCCCACCATGTGCGGTGGGATGCGGAAGATCCGGGCGATCTCGTTGATCTGGAACTTGCGTGTCTCCAAGAACTGCGCCTGCTCCGGGGAGACGGAGATGGGCGTGTACTTCATGCCCTCTTCGAGCACCGCGACCTTGTTGGCGTTGCGGGCCCCACCAAAGGTTTGCTGCCAGGACTCGCGCACCCGAGACGGGTCTTTGATCGTGCCCGGATGCTCCAACACCCCGCCAGGGGCGGCCCCGTTGGCGAAGAACGACGCCCCGTAGTCCTCGCAGGCCTGCGCCATGCCGATCGCGTTTTTCGCCATCGCAATCGGCGAGTAACCCACCAGCCCGTCAAACCCGAGCCCTGGGATGTGCAGCACGTCAGCAGGCGACAGCCGGATGCGAGACCACTCACCGGCGGGTTCGTCGCTGGTGGTCTGGTACTCGTAGTAGAGCCTGCCCGCATCGTCGCGCCCCACACTCATCCGGTTGGGCATCAGCGGATACAGGCCAATGACCTCGTCGAGGCCGTTGCGGATGACCTGTGCGTAGGCGTTGCCCCACAGCAGCAGATGCGTCATGAGGGTCTCGCGGAAGACGAAGCTGGTCATCTCCGGGTTGGGCTCATCGTGCAGCAGCCGGTAGAGCGTGTGGTCGGTGGCTTTGACCTTCGACCCGTCTTTCTCGGTGCGGTAGACGTGCAGGGGCAGGCCCGCGATCGCCTCCGCCAGGATCCGCACGCACGAATAAACGGCGGTCATCTGCATCGCTGAGCGTTCGGTGACTGTGCGCCCGGAGCTGGTGGGCCCGAACAGGAAGCTGTAGCTCGAGGACAGCTGGTGGTTCGACACCTGCCGGGCATTGATGCCGCGTAGCCAGTCGAAAAGTCCCACAGGGGCCTCCTTTTGCGTTGTCGTGAGCGTTAGAAGACGAGCAGCCCGCGCGAGTCGTACACGGATGTGCCCGTATCGCTACTGCCGCCTCGGATGGCGCGGTCAAGGGCCATGATGGTGGCGACGACCCCGTCGATCTTCTCGGTGGACTTTTGCTTGTCGGGTTTGATGTTTCCTGCCGGGTCGGTGCGTACATGGATGTTGTCGACCATCCAGGCCAGCACCGGGTGGCCCCCGTGGGCGAGGCGGCCTTCGAGTGCGAGTTTCATCAGCTCCTTGCTCGGTGGGCTCATGTCTTTGAAGCCTTGCCCGAAGGGCACGACGGTGAAACCGGCATCGTCGAGGTTTTGGCTCATTTGGACTGCGCCCCACCGGTCGAAGGCGATCTCGCGGATATCGAAGCGCGTGCCGAGCTGCTCAATGAGGTGCTCGATGTGGGCGTAGTGGACCACGTTGCCTTGCGTGGTCTCAAGAAAGCCTTGGGCGTGCCACAGGTCGTAGGGCACGTGATCACGTGCCACCCGCAGCTTGAGGTTGTCCTCGGGAATCCAGAACCACGGGACGATCCGGTACTTCTCGTCCTCCCCGTAGGGCGGGAAGACGAGCACGAACGCGGTGATATCCGTCGTGGAGGCCAAGTCCAGCCCGCCGTAGCAAGGTCTGCCCTCCAGCTCGTCTAGGTCTACCGGGTCTGCGCATGCGTCCCAGATGTGCATGGGCATCCACCGCACGGACTGCTTGACCCACTGGTTAAGCCGCAGCTGGCGAAACGAGTTCTCCTCGGCGGGGTTCTGGCGAGCCGAGTTGCACGCGGCCCGCACCTTCTCCACCGGCACCGTGACGCCAAGCGAGGGGTTGGCCTTGTGCCAGACCTTTTCATCCGTCCAGTCATCATCCAGGTCTGCGCCGTAGATCACCGGGTAGAAGGTGGGGTCGTGTTTCTTGCCCGCCAGGATGTCGCGCGCTTTTTGGTGCTGCTCGTAGCAGATGCTGTGGGTGTCGGTGCCTGCGGTGGTGATGAGGAAGTACAGCGGCTGGGTGCGCGCATCACCAGAGCCCTTGGTCATCACGTCGAACAGGGCCCGGTTGGGTTGGGTGTGCAGCTCGTCAAAGACGACGCCGGAGATGTTGAACCCGTGCTTGGAGTACGCCTCCGCCGAGAGCACCTGGTAGAAGCTGTTGGTCGGCTTGTAGATGATGCGCTTCTGACTGCTGAGGATTTTCACCCGCTTCGATAGGGCTGGTGATTGGCGGATCATGTCGGCGGCGACCTCGAAGACGATGCTGGCTTGCTGCCGGTCGGCCGCGCACCCGTATACCTCAGCGGCTTGCTCCCCGTCCCCGCAGGTCAAAAGCAGTGCGATCGCGGCAGCCAACTCGGACTTACCCTGCTTCTTGGGGATCTCCACATACGCGGTGGTGAACTGGCGGTAGCCGTCGGGTTTGATGGTGCCGAACAGGTCGCGCACGATCTGTTCTTGCCAACCCAGCAGCGTAAACGGTGTGCCTGCCCAGCGGCCTTTCGTGTGGCGCAGCGCCTGAATGAACGCGACAGCGAAATCCGCTTTGCGCTGGTTGTAGGTGGAGCCGTCGGCCATGAACCTGGTCGGCTGATACGTGCTCGTCATCGGGCAGCAGCTCCTTCCTCGGGGCATAAGAAAAGCCCCAACCATGTGGGGCGAAACGGATCACGTCGGGCCAGGCTCGGCCCGTTTGCGTGGTCGGGGCGGCGCGAGGGGTTAGCAGTAGGTGGCGCGGAAGTTGGCGACCACCTGGCCGGTGTCGAAACCGCCGTAGCTCCAATCGGACAGGCTGCGCTGCCTGGCCAGGGCGATGATCTGATCGGCTTTGGTGTAGTACCAGCCGATGCAGCTGAGCGTGTGGACGGGGATCTTCTCGGCCCCGACCTCCTCAGCGAGCTCCTCCAGCACGCTGAAGAGGATCTCAGCGACAGCCTGGATGTCACCGTGCGCCACCGCGTCGGCGGGGATCTGAAGGTGGCTTGTGATCAGGTGCCCAGTGGCCTCCATGCTTGTTACTCCTGGGTTGTGGCGGGGATCTGGGCGAGGGCCCAAGCGATAGCATGCCCGGCATCGTCGAAAAGCTGGTCAGCCTCGGCGACCAAGTCGAGGACGCATTCGCTGCGGCTACGCGACTCAGGCCCGAAACCGGGGATGGGCTGCTCGGCGAGCTTGTACACGCGAGCGTCGTTTCCGATCTTGCCTTTGCCCAGGTGCCGGTAGGCCGAAGCAAGGACGTAGTCCCCGTAGGCGAGCACCGTGCCGTAGCTGTCGGTTGCCATCTGCAGGTGTTCCATCGTGATCGCTTGAGTGTTCATGACCTTCTCCGTTTCTGTTCTTGTTTGGTCATGTACATACAGCCATAGTTGTGCCTTGTTATCCAGTTATTTTCCGCTTATTTTCAAAGGAAAATAGCGGTCATCATCACTTCTGCGATATGAGGGAAACCGCCCTAGGAGGCGGCTTCCATGAGCGGGGTTTGCTAGGCGATGGTGAGGTGGAACGCGGGAACCATCGAGTGCTCTCCGGTGGTCCAGTCGGCATATGCGCTCTTGACCTTGACCAGGCCGTTCACAGCGGCACCGTGTTCAGCAAAGCCCCACAACAAGGTCGCCATGTCGGTTTGCCCCACGCTGATCGTGAACTCTCCGATCCCTAG